TAAAACTTATACTAACCCAACTCAGTCTGCGTATGGTGGTTCTGGTAGTAGTGCTACATTTAATGTTTCCAGATCTGATGCAGTTACTCAGTTTGCTGTAACTGTTGTTAATAGTGGTGGTAATAAATTTGCACTTAATGGTGTAACAAACCCAACATTAACACTTGTTAAAGGCACTACTTACACTTTTGATGTGAGTCATAGCAGTAACAGTGGACACCCATTTAGGTTTAAAGATGCTGGTGGTAATACCTTAACTGCAGGAATAACTGCAAACGGAACAGCAGGACAAGCAGGAGCAACAGTAACTTATGCAGTTCCTAGTTCTGGAACTATGCCAGCATTATACTACTGTACTGTACACGGCAACGCTATGGGAAATACTATAGCTACTGCAAGTTCAGCTTCTGCTGCTTATACTGTGGCTGTTACTGCTGGAGGATCAGGCTATGTAGCTGGTCAAACACTTAAAGTAGTTGGTACACAATTAGGAGGTGCTACCACAGCTAATGATGCAACTATAACAATAGCTTCAGTAGATGGGAGTGGTGTTATAACAGGAGCTACAATTTCAGGTACGCCTGTGGTAACTGGTACTGTAGCAACTGCAGCTATTGCAGGTACTGCTGTAAACAAAGGCCCAATAACAACCATAAGTGTTGCTGGTACTGGCGCACCTTTTGGTACTATTACTAGAGGTATGAAAGTAACTGGTGCTGGTATTAGTGGTGTCGTAACTGTACAAACAGTAACAAACCAAAATAATATTATCCTCGACAGAGTAGTATCTTTAGCTGACAATGCTGTACTTAGTTTTATTACTAACATAAAAGTTGGTATGTTTGTCACAGGTGCAGGTATATCTGGTGATGTAAAAGTAGCTGCAGTAACAAGCCAAAACAACATTACACTAGCCTCTGCTAAAAGTATTGCTAATAATACTGTCCTTACTTTTGGTACGTTTTCTTCTAGTCAAGTTGACAAGACTGTGTATTTTCATGGTACAGGCAGTGTACAAAGTGGTGATGTTTTATCTTGGCCTCAAGTAGGAACGAGTACATCTACAAATACAAATAAAGTAAGATACGCTTCTTTTAACTTTACCCAAGAAGATAAAACTATATTTGTTGACGGTAAAAGCTTTCCTATGATATATAATGCTAGTGGTAATACTACAGTAAATTTATCAGGTGCAAACAGTTCAGACATACAGGGCGCAGAAATTGTAGCAGTATTTAAGAACCATGCTTTTTACTCCAAGGGTAGTAAAATATTCTTTACAGCACCCAACACAGTAGATGATTTTGCTACAAGTAATGGTGCTGGTACAATAAATGTAGGTTTTAATATAACAGGTATGATAGGCTTTCGTGAACAGCTTATCATCTTTACTACAGACACAATCAAGAAGCTAGTAGGTAATACTTCATCTGACTTTAAACTAGAACCTATCACAGATAGAATAGGTTGTATCAACCCAGATAGTATACAGGAATTTGGTGGTGACGTAGCATACCTATCCCCTGATGGCATACGTTTACTCAGTGCTACTGATCGTATTGGTGACTTCGCTCTTGACATTGCATCTGATCCAATATATAAAGACGCTAATGAGTTTATAGCACAAACAGACACATTTTGTTCTGTTTTGGTTAGAGGTAAATCACAATATAGATTGTTTGCTTATGTGCCTACTGTACAGTCAGCAAGTGCAACAGGATTAATAGCTACTAAATTTATTGCTCAAGGTGGTAGCGGTATAGCATGGTCAACAACAAAAGGACTAAAAGTAAACGTAGCAGATAGTACATACTCAGGCGCACAAGAAACTATTATGTTTGGTAATGATGATGGTTTCTGTTATGTTATGGACTCAGGTACTTCTTTTGATGGCGCTTCTATTGAGTCTATATACGAGTCACCCTTTATGCCTATTACAGATCCGCAGCTACGTAAAACAATGTATAAGTTAACACTCTATGCACAACCTACAGGAACAATGAATTTATCACTTAGTATTAAATTAGACTTTGACTCTGCAAATGATCCAGGAATTGTTCAACCAGCAGTTATACCAGTTACTTCAACTAGTTCAGGTAGTATAAGTTTATTTGGTTCATCTTCTTCAGTATATGGTAGTTCAAGTGTTACTTATGGTGGTGTACTAGATCAGATATATAAAGAAAATGTTATTGGTTCTTTTAAGACATTCTCAATGCGTATTACAGATAACTCAATAAATCCAACCTTCACTCTTGACACAGCAGTTCTTGAGTACAGACAAAATGATAGGCAGTAACAATGGCAGGTTATACAAGACAGGCAGCAGGTAATATTACTACAGGAAGTGTTATTGACGCTGATGATTTTAACGATGAGTACAATCAGGTACAATCAGCATTCAACGCTAGTACTGGTCATACCCATGATGGTACTGCAGCAGAGGGCGCTCCTATTGAAAAGATAGGGCCATCGCAGGATATAGTTGTGACAGCATCTGTACTTAGACCTAAAACTAATAATACTGTAGACTTAGGTACAAGTGCATTAAAATTTAAAAATGCTTTCATCCAAGGGGATTTGACACTAACAGGAGATTTAAATGTGTCAGGGGCCGCATCTATACCACTATCTGCAAATTCAGTAACTGCATCTCAAATAGCAGCTGATGCAGTTGGGGCAAGCGAGATAGCAGCTAATGCTGTGGGTGCTAGTGAACTTAATGTTAGTGGAAATGGTTCTAATACACAGTTCTTACGTTCAGATGGGGATGGTACATTTACATGGGCTGTTCCAACGGATACTAATACAACATACGGTGCTGGTAATGGTCTATCACTATCAGGAACAACTTTTGCTATGTCAGGCTCCTTCACTGGAAACTTTACCGCATCAGGTAACGTCACAGCTTACTCAGATGAAAGACTAAAAGAAAACGTAGAAACTATTGAAGGTGCGCTAGACAAAGTATCACAGATGCGTGGTGTTATGTATGACAAAGACGGACATCGTGGCACAGGTGTTATAGCTCAAGAGATGCAACAAGTTATGTCAGAGGTTGTGGAAGAGGGTGAGTATCTATCTGTAGCATACGGTAACTTAGTAGGTGTATTAATTGAAGCTGTAAAAGAATTAAAAGCTGAAGTTGAAAGTCTAAAGAATGACTCTGCCAACTAGTCCGTCTTCATTAAGCTTAAACGAAATTCACATAGAAGCAGGTGGTAGTTCAGGCACTACTTGTAGCCTTAATGACGCAGATATTCGTGACTTGTTAGGAAAATCTTCGGGAGCTAGTATGTCGTTTAATGAATGGTACGGTGCTAGTGCAGATCCTACAACTACAATTACTTCCTTTGGTTCAGCATCAGGTTCTGAAATACTTTGGCAGTCCTACACAGGAAATCATATAAGTAACCTTAATAACTACATTGGCACTTCTGGAACTACGTATGGCACACACACTTCAAGAGCAGCCCTTACCGATTATGGTGGACATACCCATACGCACACAACTTATTATGTTAAGAATGCCGCTAACATAGTCGATGTCACTTATGGTGGACAACGCTATTTGTATGACATTGGTGGTTGGGGTTTTTCTGATGGTGGAACAGGTAAACCATCTGGTAGTTTTAACATCACGAATCTTCCAGGTGGGGGCTTTACTACACATGTTGATACTGGCTTGGGCATTAGGTTGTTTTGTCATTATTCAAACACAAACACAGCTCACAGATGTACAGCAGACCATAACTACAATGGTTATGCACGTTTTGAAAACAACTTCCCAGGTAGTGGTATTGGTGCTAATTGGGCTAGTAACTCCTACGGAACTAAACTTTGGGGATGTTATCTTGACCCAGGAGACAAGCCATCTAGCTTATATCCTTCAAGTCTAACGCTGAAGTTTATTGGTGGGAATGCAGCAGGTACAGCAGCTTACTATATTCACTAGAGGATAATAAGTAATGGAATGGGATATCGAAAAGGTTAAGCGAGAGAACTTACAACAGTATGATTCTTTTGGCAGACCTATCCCTAGAGGTTTAAAGATAATTCCTACAATTAATAACAACGATGAAGCTATCTATGACGTAAGAAACCCACATGGTAATATAGGTTACACAGAAATAGTTCAAGCACAAAATAGAGAACGTGACGCTAACCTACTATTCTTTACTATGCATGGTGATTTGATTCCTATGAACTGGGTAGAGTGGCAATGGGATTTAGTCTATGAAAGATACCACAATAATGAGACTGCTGTTGTAGGTTCTAAAAACCCTATGGTACAAGCTAGTTTTCAACCTCTATGGGATGCTCGTTGTGAGTTAAATGAAAGATTCAAACTCAGTACATCTAACCCAGAATTTAATAGTGTTTACGGCAAGCTTAGTAAAACACTAGACCCTAACAAAACATACAATGAGAGTAGATAATGGCACTACCAGCTAGTGGTACTATATCACTAAACCAATGTCACATAGAATTAGGAGCTTCAAGTGGCTCTGCAGTTTCAATGAATGACTCTGATATGAGATCTTTGGCAGGAGTATCTTCTGGTGCTATATCGTTGTCAAACTTTCATGGTAAGGCTAACGAACTTGTTTTTGCTGCAGCTTTTGGTCCACAGAATGGATATAAATACCAAGCAAATATAACTGTTTCTTCTATTTCTGGCTTTAGTTCAGGTATGACTCTTAGAATACCGTCCGATACATATATACAAGGTGGTAGTAGTGGCAACGCTTTAATAATAGATATACCATGTACTATAATTAATGAAGGTCGTATAATTGGAAAAGGTGGTAAGGGTGGATCGTATGGATACCCCTCTTTTATGAATCCTTCTAGTGGGGGCAATGGTGAAACAGCTATTAATGTAACTTCAAGCGGTGTTACAATAATAAATCAAAGTTCTGGCTTTATTGCAGGTGGCGGTGGTGGTGGTGCTGTTGGCTATGATAACTCAGGAACTCACGGATCTGCTCACTACGTAAACGCAGGAGGAGGTGGCGGTGCTGGGGGCGGTCTAGGTGGTCGTGGTGGCGCAACTGGTGTTGGTGGTGGTTCTGCAGGAAATGTAAATGGAACTGGGGGCAATGGTACTGGTAATGGTTCTGACGCAGTGGGTGGTCTAGGTGGAGGCGCTGGCGGTGGCGGTGATAGCATCTTGAATTATGCAAACAACAATGGGGGCGTTGGCGGTGGAGGTGGCGGCAAAATCCTTCCAGGAGTTGGCGGTGGTAATGGACTAAGCGGAACAACTGCAAACGGTGGATCTGCAGGAGCAGCAGGTAATGGTGTTGGTGGTGGTGTAACTAATGTTAGTGGCGGTGGCGGTGGATGGGGAGCATCTGGTGGGGCTGGTCAAGGTGGATACTTTCTTGGTTCAGGTGGAGCAGCTATAACAGGAACATCAAGAACACTTGTAAATAATGGTACAATTTACGGATCAACATAATGACTAAATTTCTTTATGCACAAAAATATTACGAAACAGAAACAGAGGTTGCTAATGCTGCCTCAAAAATAAAAGTAGAATTAGATACTCTTCCAACAAAATGGTGTGTTGTTAAACCTTCTATAAAACAAACAACATTAGTTATTGATGGCGAAACTATTGTTGCCCATGAGTATGGTGACGCATTAAATGATACACAAATTTTATCTTTAGATGATTCTGACACAAGATATAATGTGTATGCAGTACATGATGGTGACAATCATACAAACTTATCACGCGCTGAAGCTGGTATTATAGTTAGTAATATTAAAACTTCTTATGCTAGATGGTTAGAGGTAAATAACTATTATGATAAGGAAAAAGCAATACCTATAACAAACGAGGATATGTCTGGTTATGTCTAATATTACACCAGAAGAATTAGAAGCCATGCTAGATCGCGCAGCAAAGCGTGGTGCTAAGATGGCATTGCGTGAAGTAGGACTGCATGATGACGATGCTCGTAAAGACATAACAGAAATGCGTAACTTACTAGAAGCATGGCGTGATACACGTAAAGGTGTGTGGTCAACTATGGTTAAGATGTCAACAGTAGCAGTAATAACATTCATTGCCGCATCACTTTGGATGCAAATAGGGAAATAAGATATGGCTAATAAATTCGCAGGATTCACTAATGAGTCAATGGAAAAGAAGATACTCCCATCACTGGGCTACACAGGGGCAATGGATAGAGATTCCATAAATAAGTTTCTTGCAGCTAGCCCTGCAGCAGCAGCCAAGATGGGCAAATACACTATGGCAGCTAGGCAGATGGTTGAGGGTAAACGTGTTAATGCTGTTTTTGGAGGATTGTTTGGTGGACCTAAATTTGGTACACAGGAATATAAAGACCTGACAGCAAAGACAGCAAAAGCAGCATCGCAAAGACAAGCAGATAAAAAAACTATGGAAGAGGGTAACATAGCTCAAAGAAGGGCTGTTATGGAAAGACAGGCAGCAGATCGTGCTGACCCAAACAAAACGCCTGACATGTTAGCAACACAATATACACAGAATGATTTTATTAGGGGTATTAATTCAGGGGGTAGTGGAGAATCAGCACCTGCTGTACAAGCATCTCCTGTAGTTAATCCTCAAGGTTTTGATGGTACTGCCCCTGACGGTAGTCCTCAAACACTTATAGCTGGTCCTGCTACTAAAGAAGGAACATTTAATAATACAGCCGCACAGGGTATGCCAAGTGGTGGTGACATGACTGCTCAAATAGCGAAAGATCCTACTGGCCCTACAACTGTAGCTGCTGTACAAGCTAACGATAACGATGCAGCTAATATAGCTGAGAATACAGGACAGGCAGGAACAGCTACACAAGCTGGTGTAACTACAGCAGGAACAGCAACACAAGCAGCTACCCCTGTCACAACACCAGCTAATACAATGACAGCAGCACAATCACAAACTACAATGCAAAACGCCTTGGCAGGTATGACTGGCGCACAGGGTCAGGTAAGTGCTGATTCATTAATGAATGCTGCACAGATGGACCCTAATACTGCTGCATCTCTACAGCTACAAGCAGCACAACTGGGACAAGCACAAACAGTACAAGCTCCTAACCCTTTACAGGTTACACAAGATCAACTTATAGACGGATCTGCTGTAAATCAAGGACAGGTAGATGCTACCCTAGCAAAAGCTGAAGCTGCTCTTGTACAAGATGAGATGGCTAGTTTAATGCAAGACTTTCAGGGTGGTAAAACACCTGTGTGGGCAGCAGGAGCTATGAGAGCAGCTAATCAAGCTATGGCGGCACGTGGTCTATCTGCCTCTAGTATGGCAGGGATGGCTATTGTACAGGCAAGCATGGAAGCAGCACTACCTATTGCACAGATGGATGCATCTAACAAACAACAAATGGCTATGATGAAAGCAGAACAACGTGCTAAGTTTATGGGCATGGAGTTTGATCAAAACTTTCAAACTAAAGTTAAGAATGCTGCACGTATATCAGAGATAGCAAACATAAACTTTAGTGCAGAACAAACCATCGCACTAGAGAATGCTCGTATGGCTCAGACAGTAGATCTAGCTAACCTGTCAAACAGACAAGCTAAAGTTATGGCTGATGCAGCTACCATGACACAAATGGATATGGCTAATTTAGATAACAGACAACAAGCAGCAGTACAGAATGCACAGGCTTTCTTGCAGATGGACATGGCAAACTTAGACAACACACAACAAATGACTATGTTTAAAGGACAAGAGACTGCCAACTCAATACTTAGTGACACTGCTGCCATGAATGCAGCAAGACAATTTAATGCATCTTCTCAAAACCAAACAGATCAGTTCTTTGCGTCACTTGGATCACAGGTATCACAGTTTAATGCAGAACAAAGCAATGCTATAAAACGTTTCAATGCTGGTGAAACAAATGCATTAGCTCAGTTTAACACAGCACAGAACAATGCACGTGAACAGTTCAACGCACAGAACCATCTTGTGATTGCACAGGCTAATGCTCAGTGGGCGCAGAACATTACCACAGCAGAGAATGCAGCAGTCAATCAAGCTAATCGTGACGCAGCTATAGCATCAAATAATTTAACCATGACAGGATACAACAACGCTGTACAACGTGAGCGTGACATATTAGCATTGGCATGGGAAGCAGGACAGAATCAGAAAGAAAGAGATAAAGCCATTGCTGTAGCAACTATTGAAGCTACTGATGGTGAATCTTCAGGTAACTTGATAGCGGATTCAGCAGGTAGCTTATTATCAAAGATAGTAAACTCAGCTATTGATTCTTTTGTACCAGATATTGTAGACGCAATAAACCCCTTTGACTAAGAAAGATTTATAATGGCATATAATCCTAATTCATATTTTAATTATGAGGCTGGACGTGGGAGTATATATAGCTCTCCACCTAAGAGTAAACCTAAGAATGCTAACCAACAGGCTGCTAAATCAATGGGTTCTGCAGGTATAGGTGGCCTTGGTGGTAAGCCTACTACAACTGCTGCAAAAAAGATTCAAGATAATTTTAGAAGAGAAACACAAAAAGATAGTGGTAGTACCTATGATGAAATAGCCTTACCTACTGAAGCAGAAGTAGATAAAGGAATTAAAAAAGGATTAGGATCTCCCGACAAATCAGATGATGACAAAGACCAATCACCTATAGAGAGAATAAAAAGTACCCTTGATAGTGTGTCAGAAATGATGGGTCTAGGCAAACCTAAGAAACCAAAAAAAGCAGCATACACACCAGATAAAATCTATAGTACTGCTGCGTTTAGAGCTAGGTCTGATGACCCTATTGATTTGAACGCACAAAACAGAAGGATAGATGCTGCACTAGACTTTGAAAACAGAGTGCCTATGGCATACTTACCTGCTGGTGGTACTTACGATGAGATAACAAAACAAAGGGGCGCTGATGAGCGTAATCAAAAGAAAATGGCAGAATCTATTAACGCTACAATAGCACAACTCTACGCTGCTAATGATCCTGCAAGACAGTTTTATCAGTCTAATGTACCTATGGATCAGAGAATATTTGAACCAGAGCTAGGGTATGACGAAGTACCACAGGTTCTTACAGAAGGGCTGGGATCAAAGAAAGAAAAGCACAAAGTTAAAAAGGGTGACACTTTATCTGAGATTGCACAAGCTAATGGAACTACTGTTGAAGAGCTTGTAAGATTAAACGACATAGAAGATAAAGATGTAATAGATGTAGGCCAAGAAATAAAACTATCTGATACAGCTAATGTAAATAACCCACAGACACAAGAAGAAATGATAGATACTGAAGATGAAAGTCTACGCTTCGGAACAGCAAGTGGACCAACTTTTTCTACTACAGTAGATAGTACATATACAGACTTTGTTGATAATGAAGAAGAAGGTAGTACAGCGCATGTAGGACAAGAAGGTGCTATAACTCTTATGGGTGGTGTGGTAGCTGATAACCTTTCTTATGATGGAGAAAAGGTAACAAGTAATACAGGTTATACATCTTCAAGCTTTGACGCATCTAAGTTAGACTCATCTAAGGCCACTAAAAAAATATATGTAGGAAAAGATGCTAGTGGAAAGGATAAATACAAAACTGTTAAACGTACTGACTATGCTACAGATAAAGACTTTACCAAGGCTGTTTTAAAAGTTTTTGAAGATGTAGTAGCTGCTGGTGCTGGAGACGATTATGATGATTTGTCTGACGGTGCTAAAAAAGCAATGGTTAAATTATCTTGGAATAATGGAACAAGATGGGCAAACTATAATACATCTAAAGCCTTATATAAAGAAATGGCAAAAGAAACTAAAGACTTAGATACTGTAGCTGAAGGTATGCTAAACTACTCTACAGTATCAGGGTCAGGCGCTTCTATAGGCGTATCTAAAGCACGAGCAAATGCTTGGAATGCAGCACGTGATGAGCATGGAGGAGTAGAAATAACTAAGATTGTTGCAGACAATACAGGAACTAAAACAAAGTTTAACTACTATGATGTTGCAGGAAATCTAGTACACACAGAAACCACAAGTCGTGCGCCTAGCAAATATGCTAGTACTGCGACAACAATAGAAAAAGACGCAGAAGGTAACTGGTAATGTTTGGACTACCACTAGAACTAATAACAATGCTTTTCTCTACAGTACTAGGTGGAGTTATGTCTTTAATAGGACAGAATGCTAAGAATAAAGCTGAACAACAAAAGGCTTTAATAGGTGCAGTCAACGAAGCCAGAGAGCATGGTAGTAAAGATATACACTTTGCATGGACACGTAGGATCATAGCTTTATCTGCAGTCTTTGCTATTATTGTCTTGCCAAAGATGGTAGCTGTATGGTATCCTGACGTAAGTGTTATCGTAGGTTACACAGAAGTACATGGCGGTTTATTTAACTGGCTATTTGGTGGTGACGGTACAGTGCAATGGCAAGCTGCACGAGGTTTCGTTATCACACCACTAGACACGCACATAGTATCTGCTATAGTAGGCTTATACTTTGGTGCAGGATTCACTAAATAGGAAAGCACAATGGAAATAGAAATATCTAAATTTGATAGGCCCATTCCAGGGCAGTCTTTAACAGGCGAACCTAAGAACAATCCTTGGGAGAACCCTGCAGAAATGTCTGACTTGGGAGAAATTACTGCATACTATGTAAAGAGATTGGCTAACGATGATACTATGGATGATATTGGCGCTTTGATGCAAGCAGGAATATCTATACAGCCTGTGGTACAGAGCCTTATAACTTCTGGCAACATGAGAGGGATACACAGCGTAGACTCAGGTATGCTGGTAGCACCTGTAATACACCAGTTTATTAAGAAAGCTTTGGAAGCTATGGGTATAGAGTCTAAAGACGACAGTATAGACTACGAAAAAGAAGCGGATCAGAAAGAGTTAGATCGCTTTAAAGTGGTAGCTGGACAAATGTTAAACGGAAACGTTGATATGAAAGATCCAGGAAAAGAATTGTTAAGTGAGTTGGTTGAAGATCAGCCAGAGGAAGAAGAGACACCAGAAGAAAAGCCTATGGGCTTAATGGCGAAAGGGTAGAGCTATGTCATTTTTACAATCATTCGGGTCTAGCTTCCTAGATGGTCTAGGCGAGGGCATTGATGAAAGACAAAAGAAAGCGGAAGACTACGAAGAGCGCAGAAGAGAAATGGCTGCACGTAACGCTCCTTTGTTTAGATCAAGAATGAAAAACGCCAACAATGCCTACACTTTAGCAAACCAAGCTATGGGTTTAGGAGCTAAACGTTATCAGGTAGAGGCTGCTATGTCATCTGGATATAGAGGCATTGAAGATTTTTATAATCAACTAAAAGAAGCGGCTAATGAAAGAGGCGTAAGAACTTTAAGTAATGATGATATTGAAGGTTTGATAAACCTACCTAGTACAATGCCTAAGATTAATGACAGCTATGTAGACTACAGCTTACAAGAGTTTGCTAATAGAACATATGGTGTTGATCCTGCTAGTGCTTCCCAAATGGAAGACACAGGTAGTAGCTTTAGTTTAGGAAATCTATTCCGTGTAAACGATATGAAGAAAGCTAGGAATAGACTAAGACAAGAACAGTATATGGGTGACTTGAGTATAGCAGATATAAACGATCTAGCAGCACAGTCTGAGTACACGTCTATATTTCCAGAGCTAGGTATGTCTTTACTTGATGTAGAGTTTTATGGACCTGAAGACACGAGTGAGTTTATAAAAGACTTTACTGATGCAGCAGCTACTTCTCAAGCAGGTAACAGAGCAGCAGATGATATAGTACAAATTGCAAAGAATGCAGCCATTGACGCAGCAGACGGTAAAGAACTTTCTCCAGAAATCCTAGCACAAGTAGAAAGAGAAGCCAGAAGAAGGGTGGCAAAAGATGCTGTAACTCCGCTAGTAATAGGAGCTATTGGTAAATATGGTAGAGGAGGTTTCT